TAGTTAATAAAGTAGATAAAAGAATAAAAATGAGTAAGGATGAAGTAATTAAATACCAAATCCTTACTCACTGCTTTATTAATAATATTCAAATTAGCTTATCTGATTTAAAATGTTTAGCTATACTAGCAAAAATGGATTTTGTTGAACTTACTGAATTTTGTAATTTAATATCAACAGATGGTATTTTTAAAAGTGCTCAATCATGCAGAAATGCATTATCTAAATGTGAAAAAAAAGGGTTAATTGTCAAAGAAGGAAAAAATAAAAAAAATATAAAACTAAATTCTAATATGAATGTTCAAACTGAAGATACAATATTATTAGATTATAAAATATTAAGCATTGAAACCAAAGAATCCTAAAGATTTTTATTCAGATATTGCAGAAGAAACAGAAGTTCATAAAGATGTTGTTAATGATCTTGTTGCTTTTTTTTATTCTAAGTTTAGAAAAAATCTTTCAGAATTAAAGGCACCTAAAATAATTTTACCAGGATTAGGTACATTTGCAATAAGAAAAGGTAAACTAGAAAAAGCAATAAAAAGAAATAAAGACATTTTAGGAAATTTAGAAAAAATGACTTATAAAGGTTATGAAAAATTTGTTCCTGTTAAAAATAAAATAGAGGAAATGGAAAAAGCCTTAGAAATGATAAATGAAAACATAAACCAAAAAAAGAAATTTAAAGATGAGAATAAATAAAATTTTAAACGCTTTAGGTAATGTTACTAAAATTGCAGAAGGTATTAAAAATAAAATATTTAAATCAGAAGAAGTTGAAGAAATTGCTGAAATGAGATGGAAAAAATGTAAGCAATGTATTTTTCTAGATGAAAAAGGTACATCATGCGCAGTTCCAAAGAGTGCTCCTTGTTGTTCAGAGTGCGGATGTAGTTTAGCATTAAAAATGAGATCATTATCTTCTTCTTGTCCTAAAGGACATTGGCAAGCAGTTATGTCAAAAAAACTTGAAAATAGATTAGTTAATCAATTTATTGAAGAAGATAGAGCAAAATACATAGAAGTTTTGAAAAAAAAGAAAGAGGAATATATAAAAAAGAAAAAAAATGACAGTAATATTTAAAGAAGACGGTCATATATATGAAAGTCTAAACGAAGACTTAACCATTGATAATATTAAATGGACTAGTGTAACTAGCTTTGTTGGTTTATTTAAACCTAAATTTGATGCAGAAGGTCAAGCAAAAAAGTCATCTAAAAATAAAAGATCTAAATGGTATGGTATGACACAAAAAGAAATTCTAGCAGCATGGAATGGAGAATCTGAAAGAGCTATTGAATTAGGAAATTGGTATCATAATCAAAGAGAAGAGAATCTTTGTGAATTTAGTACAATAGAAAGAGAGGGTGTAGAAGTTCCTATAGTAAGACCTATAGTAGATGGGAGTGGTACAAAAATTGCACCTGATCAGAAATTAGATAATGGTGTATACCCAGAACATTTTGTTTATCTTAAGTCTTTAGGCATATGCGGACAAGCAGATCTTGTAACAATAGTTAATGGTAAAATTAATATTATTGATTATAAAACTAATAAAGAAATAAAAGAAAAAGGTTTTAAAAATTGGGAAGGTATTACATCTAAAATGTATAATCCTGTAAGTCATTTAGATGATTGCAATTTAAAACATTATAACTTACAATTAAGTTTATATGCGTATATTATTAAAAAGCATAACCCTAAACTTAAAGTAGGTGATTTACAAATACAACATGTCACGTTTGAAAAAGAAAGTGAAAATGAATTTGGTTATCCAATAACAAAATATAATGATCAAGGAGAACCAATAATAAAAGATATTAAGATATATAATTTACCATATCTTAAAACTGAAGTACAAAGTATAATAAAATGGTTAAAAGATAATCCGCAATGCTAATAAAATTATTTGACATACAAAACAATAAAGTTGTTCCAACAGAACATTGTTATACATTAAAGTCTTTAAAGACTATTATGGATAAATATCCAGATACATATTTGTCTGTTTATCAATATATATTTTACATGACATGTCCAGATCCAGATATGAATCCTTTTTTTAATCTTCCAGAACATGAAAAAGAAGATCTTGTAATAGAAGAAGTTGGTTTAGAAGAATCATCTGAAGATGGTGCAATAAGACAAGCTTTAGATATGTGTAAAGAAATGTATCAAACACCAACATATAGAGCATATAAAGGAATTAAAACAATGTTAGATAGATTAGCAAGATATATGGAGACTACATCTATTGAACATGGAAGAGATGGTAATTTAACTTCATTAGTAAATACTGCTGCTAAGTTTGATCAAATAAGACAATCATTCAAAGGAGCATATAATGATATGAAAGATGAACAAAAAAGCTCTGTCCGTGGTGGACAAGGATTAGCTTATGATCAATTATAAATTTTAAAACTAATTAATATGGCAGCAATAAGACCAGTAGGAGATAGAATCCTAGTAAAACAACATAAAGCAGAAGAAACTTATGGTGATACAAATATTTATGTCCCTGATTCACATAAAGAAAAAGAAGATAGAGGAACAGTAGTATCAGTAGGTAATGATGTTAAAGGTATATTTGAAGGGGAAATTGTACTCTTTAATCAATTTATTCAACCTGTAAAAGTATCTCATATGGATGAAGATCATATTCTTTTAAGAGAACAAGATATATGGGCAATACAGGATGTATAAAACTATTCCAACATATAAAAAAGGAAAGTGGGAAACTACAAATTTTGAAACAGTAGATGATTTTAAAAAATTTTTAGTTATACTATTTAAAGAACCAGGGCAGTATCAATTTGATGAGACTGCCTTGTTATTTAATAAAGAAGCTAATAGATTTAATAAAAATGGATTTTATTGTGATAAACCTTTTAGATCTAAAGATTTTAATACATATTGGGAAGATCAAAAAAAGAAATGTAGAGATGGAGTTATATATATAGGTAAAAGTAGTACTTGGTATTTGACTAGAGATTATTATATGTGGTTAAACTTTTTACCAATTTTTGACAAAGAAGAAAAGAAATATGGATTTGCTAAAATTAGAGATGCTCAATATCATATGGCTTTATATGAACTATTAGCAGAAGTACATCACAAACATGTAGCTATTCTTAAGAAAAGACAGATAGCTTCTTCTTATTTTCACATGGGTAAAATTATAAATCAATTTTGGTTTGAAGAAGGATCTATATGTAAGATAGGTGCATCACTTAAAGATTATATTAATGATAAAGGTTCTTGGAAATTTTTAGATGAATATAAAACATTTCTAAATGAACATACAGCATGGTATAGACCTTGTACTCCAGAAAAGGTTTTATTATGGGAACAGAAAATTGAAGTTAGAATAAATAATAGAAAAACTAATAAAGGTTTAATGTCTAAAATACAAGGTGCATCTTTTGAAAAAAATCCAACAACAGGTGTTGGTGGACCTTGTACTTATTTCTTTCACGAAGAAGCTGGTATTGCTTCTAAAATGGATCAAACTTATGAATATATTAGACCAGCAATGACATCTGGTATGATGACTACAGGTATGTTTATTGCTGCTGGTTCAGTGGGTGATCTTGATCAATGTAATCCATTAAAAGAATTTATACTAAACCCAGAAGCAAATGATATATATGCAGTAGAAACTGATCTTATGGATGAAAAAGGAGGATTTGGTATAGCAGGATTATTTATTCCAGAACAATGGTCAATGCCTCCATTCATTGATAAATATGGTAATTCACTAATTCAAGAAGCTTTAGAATCAATAATTCAAGAAAGAGCAGAATGGCAAAAAAAACTAGCTCCGGAACAATATCAATTACGTATATCACAAAAACCAATTAATATTGCAGAAGCTTTTGCATATAGAAAAGAAGCTGTATTTCCACAAGGAATTCTTAAAAAGCAATTAAAGAAAATAGAAGATAAAGAATATTCATATGAATTTATAAAACTTGAAAGAGATCAAGATGGGATACAAGCTACTAGAACAAATAAACTTCCTATATCAACATTTCCAGTAAAAAAGAAAATGGAAGATAAAACAGGATCATTAGTAGTATGGGAAAGACCAGTTAAGAATCCTAAATTTATGATGTATTATGCTTCTATTGACCCTGTATCAGAAGGTAAAACAACCACATCAGATTCTCTATGTAGTATATTTGTTTATAAAAATGCTGTAGAGATTACTAGAGATACACTAGATGGACCGGAAAGATTTGTAGAAAGAGATAAAATTGTAGCATCATGGTGTGGAAGATATGATGATATAAATAAAACACATGAGCAACTTGAGTTAATTATTGAATGGTATAAAGCATGGACACTTGTAGAAAATAATATATCATTATTTATACAACATATGATAGCTAGAAAAAAACAAAAGTATTTAGTACCAAAACAACAAATAGTATTCTTAAAAGACCTTGGATCTAATAATAATGTATTTCAAGAATACGGTTGGAAAAATACAGGAACATTATTTAAAAGCCATTTAATATCTTATGCAATAGAATGGATAAGAGAAGTCATAGATGAAGATTTAGATGTTAACGGAGAAGTAATAAAACAAACATTAGGAGTAGAAAGAATTCCTGATAAAATGTTATTAACAGAAATGCTTGAATACTTTCCTGGACTCAATGTGGATAGACTTGTAGCATTTTCTGCATTAATAGCATTTGCAAAGCTACAACAAGCTAATAGAGGGTATTTAAAGCACAAAGAGAAGGATAAGTCAGCAGATAGCTTGGAAAAGTCTAAAAATTTGTATAAATTATCTAGTAACCCCTTTAAAAATTTAGGAAGAGGTAAACGCACTTTGGGAGGTAAAAAATTTAGAAAATCACCATTTAAAAATATAAAATAATGTGGACATCTTCAATGACAACAACTAATACAAATTGGGAAACTAATTCTACTTTTGGTAAACTTATCATTTCTTATTACATAAATAAATCTAAATAATATGAGAGTACTTAATGCCTTACAATTAAAGAAGGGAGCAAAAGCTGATACCAATGGTTATCCCACTGGTTTAAGTCTTACACAACCTATTCAATTTTTATCTGTTAAGAAAAAAGATGATGATTGGGCAGCTTGGAATTTAGACTGGTTAGAAAATCAGGGTATGGATCAATTAAGAAGAAATTCTCGTAAGATTTTAAAAAATTATAAATTAGCAAAAGGTATTATAGATAAAACTGATTATGTTGTAGAACCTGATAATGAATATAGAGATGTTATGGACGTCTTGACAGAAGAAGATACTACAGCATTAGAATTAAAATTTTATCCAATTATTCCAAATGTAGTAAATGTTCTTACTGGAGAGTTTTCTAAAAGGTTTTCAAGAGTTCAATTTAGAGCAGTAGATGATCTATCATATAATGAAATGATGGAAGCTAAAAGATCATTAGTTGAAGAAAATTTATTAACAGATGCTAAAATAAAAATATCTCAAGAATTAGTTAAGTTAGGAGTTGATCTAAACACTGAAGAAGCACAACAAGAATTAAGTCCTCAAAAATTAAGAACACTTCCAGAAATAGAAGACTTCTTTCAAAAAGATTATAGAAGTTTAGTAGAAGAATGGGCTCATCATCAATTGAGAGTTGATGAAGAAAGATTTAAAATGCAAGAATTAGAAGAAAGAGCATTTAAAGATATGCTTATTTGTGATAGAGAGTTTTGGCATTTCCGCATGATGGAAGATGATTATGATGTAGAATTATGGAATCCAGCATTAACATTTTATCAAAAGTCTCCTGACACAAGATATATATCAGAAGGTAATTATGTAGGTAAATGTGAAATGATGACAGTATCTGATGTAATAGACTGTTTTGGATATTTAATGAGTGAAAAACAATTAAGGTCATTACAAGAAATACATCCTGCTAGATCTGCAAGATATCAATTAACAGGATATCAAAATGATGGAAATTTTTATGATCCTACTAAATCACATAAATGGAATACAAATTCTCCATCTTTAGGGTTTAGACAATTTATGAGTAATTGGTCTGATTCAAGTAATGGCACAGATGTAGTAAATCAAATACTCGGAGAAGGTGAAGATATTGCTACATGGGGGGATAGTTCAATGATGAGAGTTACAACAGCATATTGGAAAACTCAAAGAAAGATTGGACATTTAACAAGAGTTTTAGAAGATGGAGAAGTTCAGCAACAAATCATTGATGAAAATTTCAGCATTACAGAAAAACCTATATATAATACAAATCTATTTAAACAAAAAAGTAAAGATAATTTAGTACAAGGAGAACATATAGATTGGTTATGGATTAATGAAGTATGGGGTGGTGTTAAAATAGGACCTAATTTACCAACCAATTGGAGAAGCAGTGTAGATGAAAATAATGTAAATCCTATATATTTAGGAATAAATAAATCAACACCGGGTAGAATAGAATTTCAATTTAAAGGGGATAATAATTTATATGGATGTAAATTACCAGTAGAAGGTAGAGTATTTTCAGATAGAAATACAAGATCTACATCTTTAGTTGATCTTATGAAAGCATATCAAGTTGGGTTTAATATGGTAAATAATCAAATAGCTGATATACTTGTAGATGAACTTGGTACAGTTATTATGTTTGATCAAAATGCATTACCACGTCATTCAATGGGTGAAGACTGGGGTAAGAATAATATGGCAAAAGCCAT